CTAAAAAGAAAGCTAAAAAAAATACTAAAAAATTAAACAAACCAATGCGCGATTCCTCAGGAGGCAAAGCGTATAAGGTATATGTTAAAGACCCTAAAACCAAAAAAATCAAAACAGTACGTTTTGGTTCAGGTGGTTTAAGAGCTAAAATCAATGATAAAAAAGCACGTAACGCGTTTGCAAAACGTCATAATTGTGCTCAAAAGAAGGATAAAACTAAAGCAGGATATTGGTCTTGCCGTCTACCACGTTATGCAAAATTACTCGGACTCAAATCAAACTTCGGAGGGTTCTGGTAAACCATACACCGATTTAGAGATTACAGATAAATATATTCTCCGTGAATTTGGAGACGACATTGACCCTATTGAACTTATGTGGCATAGGGATGATGAAGATAGAACAATCGAGATTATAGGAGAAACCGATTGGGCAATCCAGTTAGACAATATCTTGCCCACCTCACTAAACGATCGTATATTTATAAAACGTCATCAATGGCATCGTGTTGTAAAAGGCACGGGCAAATTAACATTGAAAATACATTTAGATTAAAATGCAAGAAGTTATATTTATCATTGGTCTCCCCGGTTCAGGGAAAAGTACCTTAATTGAACATTATAAATCCCACCCTTTTATAGATTATAAAATTTATGATGATTGGATGGAATGGACTTTAAATGATATAATAGATAAAGATTTTGCCTCAGATGTTAACTATTCTAATTTAATTCAAGATATAAAATCTGGCAATAATGTTATAGTATCAACAATTCGATTTTGTTTAAATGAATTTTTACATAAATCTGAATATTATTTAAAATCTCAATTTCCTGATCTTAATATTAAAAGGATATATTTTGAAAATGATCCTGTAAAGTCTGAACTTAATATTAGGTATAGAGATAAAATAAATGGGGGTTATTGGGAACCTAATGAAGAAGGTGTTATGTGGTATTTTGGTACTATATTTGAAAATATTCCTTTATACAGAATAGAAATACAACATACTAAAGATCTTAGCTCAAACTATATAATTCCTAAGGGTTCTACAATATTTCCAATCGTAGTACAACAGACTGATTCATAGCCAGTCGATTCTAATTTAATTTTTTATGGGAGCTGTGGCCCCACAATTTGGATTCCTGAAATATCTTTCGTATATTTAAGGGTTAAAAATAAAAGTAAATGGCAGAAAAACTAGTAATCGTAGGCGCTGGTGTAGCAGGTGTTAATGCAGCAACCAAACTTGTAGACAACGGATTTCCTGGAAAAAATATCACCATTATTGATATGGGTAAAGATCCATATCGCAGACCATATTCGGAAGTAATGACAGGCTTCCTTGGTGCTGGTGGTTGGAGTGATGGTAAATTAACTTACCACACCGCAATTGGAGGTCATATGTCTAAGTATTGTGGAGAGGAAAAAGCAATGGAATTGTTTGATGAGGTAATCAACAACTTTAAACGTTTCCACCCTAAACCAGAGGAAGTACAATGTTCAAATCCAGTAGCGGAACCAGATTTTATTAAACCATATTTTGGTTTGCGTTTGTTCCCTGTATGGCACGTTGGTACAGATTATCTACACGAGATTGGTAAAAATTGGTATGATTATCTAGTGTCTAAAGGTGTTAAATTTATTTGGGAGACTAAAGTAACTTCAATTGATTTTAATAATCAAGAATTATATTGTGATTGGAATACCCCAAAAGAAACAATAAAATATGACCGCCTAATATTTGCAGTTGGTAAATCAGGGATTGACTTTGGTAAACAACTAGCAACAGATTATAAATTACCTACTGAACCAAAACCAGTACAAATTGGGGTGCGATTTGAAGCACCACAAAAACACTTTCAAAAACTTATTGATGTAAGTTATGATTTTAAATTATATAGGAAATTTGAAGAGGAAGGGGTATCACTCCGTTCCTTTTGTACAAACAACAACGCAGCTTTTGTTGCCGTTGAAGAAACGTATGGAAATCATTCGTACAATGGACACGCCAAAAAAGACGAGCAGTTCAGAAACGACATGACCAATTTTGGTATCCTAATGGAAATTAGAGGTATTGAAGAACCATTTACATGGTCAAGAGAATTAGTAGAGAAAATTCAAAAAGATGCTACTGGCTTGTATTATAGCCCTTCACGTAAACCTTCAACAACATCTGAGGGTGAAGACGTAAGTGCAACTGAAATTGATGATGATCAATTAAATGAAGTAAGAGAAGCATTTGGTGGCTACTTCCAGTATATTGAAGACTTTATTGATGACATGCAAATAGTATTCCCAACACTTGAAGAGGATTGGGGTATTTACATTCCTGAAGTTAAGTATTTATCACCTGAACCATTAGTTGATTATGATACATTAGCATTAGTTGATTATAACAATGTTCATTTTGTAGGTGATGCTTTATCAGCTCGTGGTATTACAGTTTCCGGAGCACAAGGAAATTATGTTGCTGAATATATCTTACAATTCAAAGAAGATCAAGAAGAATATCCTGAATTTGTAGAACATTTCTAAATTTCGTATATTTAATAAATTAAAATAAGTTATGGCTAAGAAGAACAAATTATATGAGTACAAAGAGATTAACTCTCGAGGTGCAATCATCCATTTAGCAAAATATGTAGGTGAAGAAAATTGGAAATTCCACAGATGGGATGGACCAGCAATTGAACCTCATGCTGATGGTTGTGAGTTTACTAAATCATATTATCTAAATGGTATTAAGTACGATGAAGAAACTTATAACATTATTATGCAAGAGCGTGAAGGTTTACCTTGGTACAAAAACCAATCAATGAAATCATTACTTTCAGATTATAGAAACTAATATGGAAAAACCTATTGTAATTAATGCTAAAGAATGTAAAGAATGTAATGTCCCTAAAGGTTGGGGACACGAAATTATATTCGAAAATAACGAGCTTTACTGTGGTAAGTTGCTTGTGTTTAAGAAAGGTTGTAACTTTAGTATGCACTACCACTTGATTAAAGATGAGACTTGGTATGTTCAGGAAGGTGAATTTTTATATCGCTGGATTGATACTGAAACTGGCGAAGTAACAGAACAACACCTCCGTGAAGGTGATTCTGTACGACAATACCCAGGCCAACCACACCAAGTAATGGCTTTAACTGATGGTATTTTATTTGAGGTTTCAACAGAACATTTTGATAGCGATAGTTATCGTGTTTATAGAAAATGGTTAGACGATAAAAACGTATGAAAATAGGATTATGTGGTACGATGAGTGTAGGTAAAACTACACTTGTCAATGCTTTAAAGCTTTTACCTGAATTTAAGGATTATACAACTAGAACAGAACGTTCTAAAGAATTAATGGCAATGGGGATTCCATTGAACACTGATTCTACATTCTTAGGTCAAACAGTTTTTATGGCTGAGCGAGCAAGTGAATTATTAATTGAAAATATTATTACAGATCGTACTATTATTGATGTAATGGCATTTGCTCAAGCCTCTAAATCAATGGATTGGACAGATAAAGAAGCATTTTATGCTTACGCTATTCGTTTAATTAGAGAATACGATTATATTTTCTATGTCTCACCTGAAGGAGTAGAGATTGAAGATAATGGTATTAGAGAAACAGATGCAAACTACAGAAATGAAATTGACATCATTATTCGACATATTTTAAGTCAACAAAAACACCGCATTAAAAATTATGGTGTACTTGAGGGTAGTACTGAGGAACGCATTGAACAAATGCTAGAAGCGCTTTCTCTGTAATATTTATAATAAAATAATTACTATAATGAAACGTTCAGAATTAGCAGAATACATTAAAGAAACCATTGTAGATGTTCTTTCAGAAGCATCAGCTGAAGATGTTAAAAATCAAGAAACGATAAATCAATTAAAAAAAGATGAGTTAGCACTAACTCAAAAAATTAAGGATCTATCTGAAGATATTGATGATGAAGATGCCGCTGCTCAACAAGCAACAGCAGACACAAAAGATTCTATCTCTGTAATTTCTCGTAAATTACAAGATACAACTAAAGAGATGAAATCTACTGTTAATAAATGGAAACAAGCTGAAGGTGAAGAAAAAGAAAGACTATTAGCTCGTTTAAAAGATTTAACTAAAATCAAAAAAGAACTTGAGGGATTACTTTAAAAATATCCAAACCCTATTAGTTGTAGTATTAGCAGCTCTATTGTTTTTACAACGAGGCTGCTCTTCTACACCTCCAGTAGAACCAGAAGTTATTACAGAAGTAGTAACTAAATGGGATACTGTTAAAATAGAGAAAACAGAATACGTTCCTAAAATAGTAGAAAAAGTAGTAGTTGAAATTGACACATTCTCTGCTCCTATTGATACAATTACAGTATTAAAAGATTATTATGCTAAATACTTCTATACTGATACCATTCAGATAGATACGTTAGGTTCTATAGTGATAAATGACACTATTACCCGTAACTTAATTTCAATGCGTGATGTACAATCCAACATTTTCATCCCAACAACTACAATTACTAATACTATTTACCTCTACAAACACGAGTTTTATGGGGGTTTTTCGGTAGGAGCAACTAATCAAGCAGTACAAAATATTAACGGCGAATTCTTATACGTTAATAAAAAAAGAGATGCATACGGTTTTGGGGTAGGTTTAAACCCACAATGGCAACCTGTTTACACAGTTCGTATGTACTGGAAAATAGGTAAATAATGGCTGAACAAAATTTAAGACAGATAATCCAACAGGAATACATTAAGTGTGCTTCTGACCCAGTACACTTTATGAAAAAGTACTGTTTTATTCAGCACCCACAACGTGGGCGTATTCCATTTAATTTATTCCCATTCCAGGAAAAAGTATTAAAATTATTTCAGGAAAATCCTTATTCTATTGTACTTAAATCTCGTCAGTTAGGTATTTCAACATTGGGCGCAGGTTATTCTTTATGGTTAATGTTATTTCATAAAGATAAAAACGTGCTGTGTATCGCAACAAAACAAGATACAGCCAAAAACATGGTTACGAAGGTTAAATTTATGTATGAAAATTTACCTTCCTGGCTTAAGATAGATGCTCCTGAAAATAACAAATTAACACTTAGGTTAAGTAATGGATCTCAAATTAAAGCTACTTCAGCATCAAGTGATGCAGGTAGATCGGAAGCCGTTTCTTTGCTATTAATTGATGAGGCAGCCTTCATTGAAAATATTGGTGAGATCTGGGCTTCAGCTCAACAAACACTAGCTACTGGTGGTGGTTGTATTGCATTAAGTACTCCTTATGGTACTGGTAATTGGTTCCACCAAACTTGGGTTAGATCACAAAATGGTGAGAATGATTTTTTACCTATTAAATTACCCTGGTTTGTCCATCCTGAACGTGACCAAGTATGGAGAGATAGACAAGATGAATTATTAGGTGACCCTAGAATGGCTGCACAAGAATGTGATTGTGATTTTAGCACTTCAGGTGATATAGTATTTTATCCTGAATATATTGAATTTTATGAAAAAACATATATTAAAGACCCACTTGAGAAACGAGGCGCTGACCAGAACTTATGGATTTGGGAACCCGCTGATTATTCAAGATCCTACCTTGTGGTTGCTGATGTGGCTCGTGGAGACGGGAAAGATTATTCTGCGTTCCACGTTATTGACATTGAAACAAATACACAAGTAGCAGAATATAAAGGTCAAATAGGCACTAAAGAATATGGTCATTTATTAGTAGGTATTGCTACTGAATATAATGAAGCATTGCTTGTAATTGAAAACGCTTCAATTGGTTGGTCTACTATCCAAACAGTAATAGATAGAGGATATACTAACCTTCATTACTCAACTAAAGGTGATTCTACAAGAGTAGATTCGTATTTTGACAAATACATGGATACGAGTAAAATGG